CCTCCTATACTATATTTTTGATTTTTTTCTAGTAAAATAGGAACAGGTGCCTCAGGACTTATGCGTCCTGCACTGCCCACAATCCAACGATCGAGCATGATATCGCCGTAAACTTTTATCATTTACATGTTCCTTATATAATCAGAATTGTCTGGCAAATCTTTACTCATGTTATCAAAGTCTGTGACATGATATGTATACGCACTATCGCCTACGAGTTCATCGTTGTTGAACTTAACTTCTTTCTCAGCAACTTCTGATGTAAGTGCGCCTGTGCCTGCAAGTACGTAACTCCATAATGGCCATCCCGCACTTCCTTCTTGACGAGGAAATAATGTTGCATTAGGAACTCTGTGTTTACAAACTTCGTGCATTGATCTAACAAAGTCTGTGCTTGTTGCTCCGCTGTTAATATACTTCCAAAATTCTGTATCTTTGCGTCCGCAGGTGTAGTGTGCAACTAAGAAATCTTTCATAGTATCGTATAAATGAGCATTAGTTTTATTATATTCTGTTACAGTTCCTTCGTTACATGTTATATCTCTGGTTGCTCCTAAAGATCCAAATATAAAATGTTTCAATTGCATTATTGTTGTATGAATACTTGTTGCTTCTAAAGGTTCTGCAAAAGCCGCACATAGCCCAATTGATAAAACATTCTTAATCCATAATGTTTCTTGACGTCCGCTATCAAACTTAATGTGTCTAATTGGCTCAACTTTACGTCCAATTGTTTGTTCTACTTCTGCATGTGCTTGATCGGGAGTAACAAAGTCATCGCAAAATACATATCCGCAACCTCTCCTATTTTTTGTAGGTATTTGCCAACACCATCCATTTTTTTGTGCCCATGCATTTGTTACAGGTTGAATAACTTCATCATCTTCATATGGCAAAAGGAATGGTAAAGCACCGTTTACAGGTAAATTTTCTTTATAACTTTTCCATTTACCGCCAACTGCTTTTATTAATACCTGATTAAAACCACTTGCGTCAATAAACATATCTCCTTCTACAGTTTCACCGTTGCTTAGTTTTACTGCATCAACATAACCTGTTTCTCCATTTACTTGAACATGGTCTACTTCGCTGTCTATATGTGTTACTGTATCACTTATTTTCTTAAAATATTGCCCAACCTTGTGTGCATCAAAGTGGTACGCATGATTACCATTTATTTGAACAAAGCTATTTTTATTATGATGTATTTTATAACCAAGTTCAGTTGCTAAATGCAAATAATCTTGTTCTCTATATCCTAATGCATGTTGAAAAACTATATCACAACGATCGTTACTAGTAGGTGTGCCATCAATTGGGCCATAATAAAATTTATTAGGATCCTCGTTCCAACCTATATGTTTGATACCTAATTTAAGTGTGGCATCACATTCTTTAATAAAGTCTTGTTCGTCACAACCAAAGTCAAACATTTCATTTTGTACAATATTAGTAAGTGATCCAGTCGATCCTTCACCTGCTCCGATGATGCCAATCTTGCTACTTTCTATACAAGTGACACTATGTTCAGGCCTAATTTTGCTAATCATTAATGCGGCCAACCATCCGGCAGTTCCGCCTCCTACAATAACTATCTTCATATCAAAGTATCTCTATCAGTTCTGCTCATAAATCTAGAATACCAGTCAACACCTAAATTAGTAGTTTCGATTGCATCAGAGTGCTTCATACTTACTATATGTCTTATGTGTTCTTGTTTATTATAATCTTGTTGTTGGGCTTCTAGTTCTAACTTAGGTATTCTTGATAAATCAGAGTTTGTCGGATATCCCATTTGTATTAACCAAAGTTGCCAGTTAGGTGGGTGAAATAGTGTGACTGAATCTACTCTAGAATAGAAACTTCTTTTAGGATCTTTTAACCAACGTTCATAAAATTTATGTTTTTCTGATTTTACATGTGTTTCTTTTACAAAATTCCAAAAAGGTGTATCCCATTCACTATCAGCATAATGACTGTTGATAAAGTCAACAGCATCATTGTACCAATCAATCATATAATTGTTATAAGTAGAAATCCGGCTATCATCGTACCATTGTTGTGGAATCATTTTTGCAAGTTCTTGCACACCAGTTGTCATACTTGCTAATCCTGTACTTTCTAAAGGCTCTATAAATCCGCCGCTTAACCCAATAGATACAACATTCTTTTCCCAAAAGTTTTTACTATAGTAAGGAGTCCAATTTATAACTTTCATATTTTCTGGTTTAATTCTACCATTCCAATGATCGCTAAAATATTGTTTAGCAGTATCAATGTCAGTAATATCTCTGTTAAAAACCATTCCGCTACCTATACGTGATTGTGTTGGAATTTTCCAAATCCAACCGTGATCTACAGCAGGACAATTTACATATGGTGTACGCTCTTTTTCTATATCTTCGTACTCTACATGTCCTGCAACAGCAGTATTAGTAAATAATCTACCTTCGCCTAATAGCTCAACTCTATCTGGTTTTTTAAGTATTGAGCCAAAGCCTGTACAGTCAATATAAAAGTCTGAGTAATGTTGATGTCCGTTTTCTAGACCTAAGCTCTCAATATATCCTTCTTTATCTCTATTAACATTTACAACTTCACTTTTTATAATAGTCATATCTCTTTGACATATTTCTTGCAAACGCTTTACCATTTTACCACAATCAATATGATAGGCTAATGTTGTGTATGCATTATGAATATCAACTTTATTGTCTATGTTTGTTTTATAAGACGGTAATGCCAACTCTTGAAAGGTTTCACGCTTGCCTAGATCTGCCCAAACATCATATTGTGTCATTGCTTGTTCAATATATGATCTGTTAAGATAAAAAGGATGCCATACAGTATTACCAGGTTTCTTCCAACCTGGAAAGTTGATTCCAGATTTATATGTTCCATCTATTTGTTTAAACCAGTCAGTTACAGCTAATCCACATTCTCTAAGAAAAGAAGGAAAGGTTAATACAGTTGCTTCACCTACTCCGATAGGTGTTCCTACTTCTTTATCAATTATTGTTAAAGGGACATCCCACATGTTATTCCTAATATAAGCGGCCGCTAACCATGCGGCTGATCCGCCACCTACAATAGTAATATCTTTAAGTTGCTTCATTTTCTAAATATCCTATTAAACTAAAAACTGTCTCAAACTTTGTTTGATTAGTTTTACTTTGTAATGTATTGCGTAATCCCATGTGTAAAGGCTTTGGCCATTTGCCATAACTTACCCAAGCATAACCATCATGTTCATTATTTAAATTAGGTAAAAATTCCTCCTTCACAATAACAAGATATGTATGAAAACTAAACTTATCGTCTGTACTAATAAAAGATTCTAACGGAATAGTTTTTACAATATTAGGAACTTCACCTATCTCTTCATGTATTTCTCTTTGTAATGCAGGCCAAGGTGATTCGTTTTTACCATTAGTACCACCTACTAATCCCCATACATTTTTTTGTTTGCTTTGGGCACGATGTAATAGCAAAAAACGTTTAGTTTTTATTGAATAGAATAATGCACCACTACAAATAATCTCTTGACTCATGCAAGTACTTATTTTAAAGTGCCAGGCGCCAGGTTCCTTTTCGGTATTCGCCTTCGAATGAAAGTATCCATTCTGTTCCGGTCCATCTGTATTGTACGCCGGTATTTAGGTTGGTTACATATTTTGTTTCAGTACCAGGATCTGCACTAGCATCAAATACAACGTGCCAAGCACTGCCATCCCATTCTACAATATCATTTTCACCTGCAACAAAGTCTGTATTATCTGCATTTTTCCAAGCATCTGGACCATCATATCCTGCGGTACCTACGTTGCTACTTGTATTAATTGCTCCTAATAATAGCAATCGTAATCCAGGTGTTTTAGTAGTTGTTGGATTGTATTTGCCAGGGTCTATTATAAAGTCTATTGATCCTGTATTATTTCTACCTGATGGACTATTTAATGTTGTGTTAGTAGGAATAGTATCTACGTCCCAATCCACTACTAATTGACTTTCATCTAATGTGTTTATTGTAACTGTACCATTTACACTAATGCTAGATTGTTCACCGTCTATTAATTTACGTTGTAATTGTAGTTGTGATAAACCTGCTCTATATTGTCCAGGCAATGCTTCAATTAACTTAGTCCAAGTAACTGCACCAGCTTTTCCTTTGTCAATTATTTGTGCTATATTATTCATTACAACCATATCATAATCTCTATAAGTTGTAACACCAATATCAATACCAGTTCTTACTACTCTGTCTTTTTGTTTGTCCATTGCAGGGCGTTCTTCTGGACTATCACTAAATGCTCTCAATTCAGGTTGACTAGTGCCTAAGTTAATAGTACCATTAGACTCATCAAATATACTCATTATAACATTTGTAATAATACCTAGTTTTTTAACTTTAGCAGGTAAATTAATATAGATAGGTGTTGTAAATCCTAATGTTGCTACATCAATATCTGATTCTGTACCAATTGGTATTGATCTGCTACTAAAATTAGTTGATGCAAGTTCTACACTTGTTAAACTACTCCAATCAACATAATTGTCAGTTGTTTGTATTTCAAGACTTGGGTTAAACAACATTAATAGTTGTTCTAATAATTGTAATTTTTGATCAGTATTAGTTGACCAAATATCTAAATTTACTGTTAGTGTGTAAGGACTTGGCATAATACGCTCTACAGTGTAATTCTTACCTTGCGTATTTAAGTATTCTTTGTTTTCACTATCATAGGCACGTTCTCTAATATGCACTTTGCTGGTAAAAGAACTGTCTGATGTACGTGATCTATCTTGTTCTAATCCTGTAATATAAACTGCCATTCGAGGAGCACTAGGTATTTTATTTTCTGAATTATCTTTTAGTATATGCCCAACTTGACGAGTTATATCACCATACATTACAGGTACACGGACTATTTTTCCATCACCATCTTTGTAAGAGAAGTTACTAAACAGTCTTACTAACTGTGTAATATACCTTCTAATTTGTCCATCATAAAAATGTTGCATTATTTTTTACACCCACAATCGTTAAGGAAGAAATGTACAACTGCCATTGTAAACCACATCCATGTCATT